TTTTATCAGGACAGGAGCCTGGGACAATTCCCATCCATCTTTACTACTCTTCCTCACCTTATCGAAGGTGCAGGGAGGAACCCCCCGAAGGGGGCAACTCCTTAAACCTTCTTATTTTAACAATTGGTCCCATTCACTTTTACTATCTTCCCATATCTCTTTTCCACTTTTCCCTTTCCACCTGAAGTTGCATTCAGGACAATAAAATTCTATTTTATCACCTTCTTCTTCCGGCTCCGAAAATAAATGGCAGGGACCTTCACCACATTCTGGGCATGGAAAAGACTCTTTGCGATTCGGATTATCCTTCGCAAAAATGATCGCTTCACACGCCTCTTCTTGCGGCTCACCACATACCTGACAAGTAATATCGCCATAATAACCATATCTGAACAATTTTTTCCCACAAATATGACAACCCGTAATTTTCCACTTATACTCTTTTTCCATTGCTAAACTCCTTAAAATAATATTATCTTTATCTTTATCTTTATATTTTATCATAATTACTTTCACTTTTCAAGAATATAATATTTTTTTCTTTCTCTCTATATATACTACAAATAAAAATAAAATAATTCTCATTTTATTCATAAACCCTTATAAATAAAGAACTTATAAACTATAACTATTCTGCTTTTCTTTAACACTATATAACTGTCTAAATAACAAGAATTTCTGGGAAAAGATGATAACTAACTAAAGAATATAAAGAATAACCTAATAACCTAATAACTAAATAATATAACAACTAAAGAATATCTATAATAAATAGTTTGTTGTATATATAACTAATAATACTAATAGTTCAGTAATATAGTCTAAATAGGAATAACTACTACCTAAATATCCTATGTGGTCTTACTAATAGGAAATAGAAAGAGGAAATAGGAAATAGAAAGAGGACTAACTTAGTCCTATTTCTATGACCAATAAAAAGATAATCGACCAATAAAAAGATAATCGACCAATAAAAAGATAATTACCATAATTCATAGTAAAATAGTAGAATATAACAGGGATAACAGAATAACAGGGACTGGTCCCTGTTTTATTACTTTCACTTTTGACTTATAAACTTTTTCCTCCTAGGGAAAACAGACTTTTTCTGCATTTTTGACTTAAAAACCCATATAAAAAAATATAAGGAAAATGGAGAAAATACATAAAACTTTTAATCTAAATAGGATTGACTCCTACTTAACTACAATCTAAATAGGATTGACTACTATTTAACTACAATCTAAATAGGATTGACTACTATTTGGGGGGCATTGGGAGGATGAAATCCGACCTTCGACCACGGAGGGTCGATAACACTGTGGGATACAAGGATGTATCCCTTCCTTAAAGTATGATAATAGTCCTAATCCTAATAGGGATAACAACGATTAGTTATTAGTAGGTAGTGTTGATTGTAATCAGTATGGGTAGTATTGATTATAAAGTCAAAAGTAGAGAAGAAGTCCCCGGTATATAGTTAATAGTTATATATTACTTCCACATATAATTTTTGGTAAATTTTCATTTTATAAAGAAAAAGTTTTATTCTCTTGAATATTTAATATAGATATAAGAGGTTTATACATACTTCTAATCTCTCGTAGAACTGCACAGGTTCTTTATAAAAACAATTAAAAAAGATAATATACAGTTATTACTCCTATTCCATTTTCTTTAATAGATTTTCTTTATTTTTCGGAGAAATAATGTTGTTGGAAAATTATTTTATTTGTTGGAAAAAAGTGCATAAATTAAAGTCAAGTGTAAAAATAGTAGTTTGTTGGAGTGTTGGAGTATTGGAAAGGCTTATATGTAAAATATGAGTTATTTTAATAATAATAAGTATTCACTTTGAATATTAGTTAATTCTCCAACAAAATGGAGTATGACTCCAACAGACTTTTTAGTAGTAGTCTTAAGAAAACTCCAGCACTCCAGCAGATTAAAAAAGTAGTCGATCAGGAGAACTTTCGCGAGGTATATAGGATTAGTCTTATTATTACTTTTGTATATAATTTTTTGTAAATTTTCATTTTATAAAGAAAAAGTTTTATTTAATATAATTATAGAGGTATTTATAAATTAATATAGAAGTTAATAGAGAATGGATAAAGATAAGTTAAATAAATTAATTAAAGATTCAATAGATAATAATAGTAGTTTTGAGTTATTATTGGAAGAATATAAGACTACAATAAGATATTATTTAAATAATTATTATATAGAAGGATTTGACAAGGATGATTTATTAAATATAATATATACAACGATTTATAAATGTTGTAGGAATTATGATATTGATAGAGGAGTAGGTTTTAAGAGTTATCTTAGTAAAAGTATTAGAAATGTATTAATACATAAGATAATAAAGATATATAGAAGTATTAGGCCTTTTAGTTTAGATTTTAAGAGTGATGAGGATAGTTTATCTTTATTGGAAAAAATAAAAAACAGTGAGGATAGTAGTATAGATTTTCGTGATGAATTATTATATTTTCACAAGAAATTATATCCTATATTAAGTGATAGGCAGAAGTTAGTATATTCTTTTTATATTAAGGGATTTAGGGGAAGTGAATTAGGTAATCAGGTAGGATTAACTAGTAAGGAGGTTGATAATTGCATATGTAGGATAAAGATAAAGGGTAAGCAGATATATGGAGAATATTATAAAAGAGAGTCTAATATTTGAAGAGATAATAGAGAAATATAGATATATTATAGATTATTTTTTAAGGCATTATTTTATAATAGACAAGGATGAAGATGATTTATTACAGATTATTTATTTAGGTATATTTAATGGATTAAAGAATTATGATAAGGATATGGGAGAATTAGGTAGTTTTTTATTTACTATAATTAAGAGAGCAATATTAAGTGAGATTACATTATCTAATGGAAAGAGTAGAGAATTTAATAAAGAAGTATTAAGTATTGATTTTCCTGTTATAGATAGTGGAGAGAAAAAAATAAAAGATTATATTTCTTTTCCCGAAAAATATAATTATGATAATAAGGAGGAGTTTAGAGTATTAGAGAGGAAATTATTAAATGAATTAACTTATTTAGAAAGAAGGATATATTTAGGATATAGAGAAGGAATAATTACAGGATATAATAGTAAGATTTATGATAATGGATTAGAGAGGATTAAAAGGAAAGCAAAAAGAATATTAGATAAATATTATGGAAATGAGGGATTACATAGAAGTAAGAATAGGATAAAATACAAGGTTAATTATTATAATGCAGAATATCAGAAAGAGTATAGAATAAAGAATAAAGAAAAGTTAGATAGATATCAGAAAAGATATAGAAAGGAGAAGTTAATGAGAGCAAAGACTGCTGACATGAAAGAGTATCAGAAAAAATATTATCAGAGACACAAAGAGAAGGTATTAAAGAGATACCATAAAAATAAGAAAGTTAATAAAATGAGTAATTTATTAGAAGATCCTGATAAAAATGGAGAAAAAATAGATAAAATTATTCAAGAAACCATTAAAAATAAGAAGGATTTAGTTAAAAATAGAAAAAATAATAAAAAAGGAGAGATTAGTATGAATGAAAAAAATAAAAACAGTAATAATAAGAAAGAATTAGAAAAGCAGTTAGAGATTGGTTGGAGTAATTATGGTAAATTAGTATTTCGTAAAAATTTAATTGATTCAGAGATTACAAAGATGATACAAGGAATAAACAGTATTGAGTTAGAATTACAGAAATTAGAATAGGAGTATAATTATGAGTAATCCTCATGGTAATGGTGGATTTGGTCACAGGATTTTTAAGACTCCAGAAGAGATGCAGGCAAAGATAGATGAGTATTTTGATAATGAGGAAAGAACTACAGTAACTGGATTATGTTTGCATTTAGGATTTAGGAGTAGGCAAGGATTAAATAATTATGAGAAGTATAGTAAGGAGTTTTATGATGTTATAAAGACTGCAAAGATGAGAGTAGAGATGTATTATGAGAAGAGATTAATTGAGGGCAAGGCTGCTGGTAGTATATTTGCATTAAAGCAGTTTGGATGGACTGATAGACAGGAATTAGATGTTAAGGGTAAAGGTATTAAACTAGAGATAGTTAATTTTAGAGATAAGGAAGAGAAGAAAAAGGATAAGGATTAATGGCAAAACTTCAAATACCTTCTAAAGAGTTTATAGATGGGATGCACAAATGGCAGAAGGGTTTTTTTAATGAGTTTGACGAAAAGAAGTTTAGATTTTGGATGATGAAATGGCACAGACGTAGTAGGAAGACTACTCTTGCAATTAATTTATTAATTAGGGAATCATTAACTCATCCTAATTCTATGTATTTATATTGTGCTCCTACCTATAAGCAAGCAAAAAGTATTGTTTGGTTAGACCCTCACATGTTGTTTTATTGGTTGCCAGATGAGAAGTTAGGATTATGGAAGAAGAATGAGAGTGAGTTATACATTAAGTTTAAGAATAACAGTATGATACAGATTAAGGGAAGTGATGATCCTGGAAGTATTAGAGGTATTGATTGTCGTGGTGCAGTATTAGATGAATGGAGTTTGCATAAGAATGTAATATGGACTGAGATATTAAGGCCTATTATGATACAGAACAAAAACAGATGGACTGTATTTATTTATACCCCCAAGCAGAATAATTTTACTATTGATATGGAAAATTATGCAAAGATGGAAGAGAGTATAGATTGGAAATACAATAAATTAACTGCAAGTGAATCTAAAATATTACCTATTGAAGAATTAGAAAAGGCGAAGAAGGAGATGTTGCCTAGTGAATATAATCAGGAATTAGAATGTGACGATTTGGCTGCAGAGGAAAGAATATTAATTACTCCTAGAATGATTGAGGATTTGAAGCAATATACTCCTAAATTTAATACAACTAGGAGAATAATTAGTATTGATCCAAGTTTAGGTGGTGATGAATGTGTTATTTACTATATTGTAAATGGTGAGAAAATAGATGAAGAGATTTTGCATGAAAGAAATACTATGATTATAGTGGGATATATTGATATTATTTCTGAAAGGAATGATAAATGTAAAAATGTAATAATAGATAATATAGGAATAGGTCAAGGTATTGCTGACAGATTAAGGGAAAAGGATTATAATGTATTTGAGTTTTGTAGTAGTAGTAAGAGTAATGATAAGAGATTTAGGAATTTGAGGGCAGAGGGATGGTTTAGTTTAATGCAGAAGATACAGAAGCATGAGATACCTATAATTGAGGATAAAGAATTAATAAAGCAATTAACTAGTATTCATTTTGAGGTAGTTGATAGTAGTGGTATGATGATGATAGAGACTAAAAAGAATATTAAGAAGAATTTAGGATATTCATGTGATAGGGCTGATGCATTTATTTATGCTATGTATGGATTAGATTTTGTAGAGGAGGAAGGATTAGACAGAAGGACTCCTATTTTTAATTTTTTCCGCAAAAAGAAAAAACATGTATTAGGTTCTCATATGAGTGCATAGGAGATTATAATGAATGAGATAGAGATAGAAAACTTAAAAGGATTAATATCAAGAATAGATAAAGGTATTGAGAGAGAGTTTCAGATAGTAGATAATTGTAAAGAGACTATAAAAAAATATAATAATGATAGAATGTCATTATTTAGAGCATTAGAAATATTAGAAAAAGGAGAATAGAATGAGTTACATTAGATCAGGAAGAGGTTTAGGTCCTTGTGGAGGAGGAATGGCAAGAGGGTTTGGTAGAGGGATGGGTTATTATAGTGAGGATATTGAAATGGTTGCAAAGAAGGGTGTTCCTAAAAGGGATGGTAGTGGTAAGGGAACAAGAGCAAATAGAGGTAGAGGTGGATGCAAAACAACAAGAAATATTGGGAGAGGAAGAAATAAAAAATGAAAAATAAAAATAAATTAAAAGAACAGAGAAAGAGATTTCTAAAAAAATGGCAAGAAAGAAAGAGACTTGCTTATAACTATTTTATAAAAAAAGGAGAGTAAGAGAAATGAATAAAGATGAAAGACCAAAAATATATAAGAATCAAGATATGGATAAAGTAGATAAAAGGACTTTAATTTACAGAGAGTATAAAGAATATTTAAAGTCTCAAGAAGATAGTAAAGAATTAGAGAGATTAAATAAAGAGAATATAGAGATAGAAGAGAAGTTAAAGATTATAAATAATAATGAGAAGTATGAGCCTAGTGATAAAGAATTAAGATTTTTAAGAGATATGGAAAAGAAAATGAATAGTGTAACTGGACCTTATCCTGATATAACAGAAGTTAGGAAAAGGAAAGAATTATTAGGAAAAATTGGAGATTAATATGTCTATAGATTTTAATGAAATTGATATAGAGAAAATGGGTAATGATGAAATAGTAGCATTAGTAAATGAATTAATGCATGATGCAGAGGCAGGTCTTTCTGAATGGAGAACAAGAGGTTATAAATCAACTGATTTTTATAGAGGCAGGCAATGGGATACTGCTGATTTAGATATATTAAATATTGCAAAGGTTCCTGCACTTACATTTAATATAATAAAACCTCAAGTTAATTTTCTTTCTGGCACGCAGAAAAAGATTAGAAAAGATATTAAAATTGTTCCTGTTAAAGGGACTACTCATACAGAAGCAAAAATTATGACTTCTCTTATTAAGCATACTATGGATAAATCACAAGGTGAATATTTAATTAGTGAGCAATTTAATACAGGAGCAAGAACAGGAAAAGGTTGGATTAAAGTAGAAATAGATAAATCTAAAGATGTAGTAAATGGAGATTTAGTTATAAGAAATATTAGTCCCTTTAATATTTTTGAAGATCCTAATGCTACTGAATATGATGTAAATAAAACGAGTAAATATATTATAGAAGTAGATTGGCAAGATAAGGATATGATTATAAAGAAATATCCTGAAATGAGTGAATCATTAAAAGGATTAAAATCTAGTAAGAATGCAACTTCTGAATTATTTGATAATATTATAAATTATCATTATGGTAGTGATAGTCCTGATAGTGAGACAGAAGATGATCAATTAAGAACTATAAACAGAAATAAATACAGATATAAATTAATTGAATGTTGGATAAAGACATATAAGAAAAGAAAACATTGGGTAGATAAAATAAATCTTACTGATAAGGTAGTAGAAACTAAAGAAGATATAGAGACAGCAGAAAAAGCAACAGAAGGTAATAAGAAAAGATTTTCTCTAATAGATAGTGTAGATGCTATTCTTTGGAAATTAGTAATAGTTAATAATATAATGTTAGAGAAGGTAGAAGAACCATTTAAAGATACAGAAGAAGGAGATTTTGAATTACAACCTTCTTGTAATATTTTTCCTTATTTTAGATATGTATTTGATTTTACTGATGGCAGATGTGAGGGTATTATAGATAGTCTTATTGATCCTCAACAGGAAAAAAATAAATTACGTAGTCAGACTTTACATATATTAAATACAACTGCTAATAGTGGTTATATATATGAAGATGGTAGTCTTTCAAAAGATATGGAAGACCAGTTAGAAGATCAAGGAGCAAGGTCTGGTATAAATATAAAATATAATAAGAATACAAATCCTCCTATTAAAATGCAACCTAATCAATTATCTCAAGCACATTTATTTTTAGCAGAACAAAGTAATATTGATATTGAAATGATTAGTGGTATTAATAAAAGTTCTAAAGGGATAAGTGAAACTCAAGAAAGTGGTAAATTAAATCAACTAAGACAGGTTCAGGGATTAACTATAAATAATACTGCATTTGATAATTTAGATTATACATTTAGATTATTAGGAATATTTTTAACAGAAATAATCAGATCAACAAATGTTTATAGTAAGTCAGAGATAGAAGCGATATTAGATGATGTAGATATAATAGATGTTAAAGCAATGCAGAAAGCAAGTAATAAAGTTGCTAAAACATTTGAATTACCTGATATAAATATGATTATTAGCAGAACTGATCCTGCATTAGTAAGAGATTCTTTAATTGCTTACGGAAAATTAAAACAGGAGTTTGATGAAAGAGTTAAAGAAGAAGCAAAGAAATTTGTAATGAAAAGAATTAAAAATATATTTAAGGGTAGATATGGTGTTAAGGTAAGTCAAAGTAATTTTAGCGAAGCAATAAAAAATAAAAGAATTGATGAAATATTATTATTAGAGCAAATGAGACCAGGGGTATTACCTATGGAAGTTATTGTAGAAGCATTAGATGTTCAACAAAAGGAAGAAATTATAGCATTAATAAAGTCACAACAACAGCAAATGATGCAGATGGCACAAATGAATGCTAATTTTGCTCCTCCTCCTGAATTAGGAGAAGTGAAACAGAATAATAGACCAATTAAAAGAGAAGTTAGCACAAGACCTAATCAGCAACCTTCTCCTTTACCTATTTAA